ATACGTTTGACAGGTTCTGAAATAGAATTTGTACATAAATCCGGGACCATTATAGAGATATTAGAAGATGGAACAATCAAATTAGATAGTGTAAATGATACTATACAACTGTTTGGTAATACATCTATTACAGGTACATTAGATGTTTCCGGGGCCCAGACAAACAATAGTACATTAACAGTAGAGGGTAACCAAACAAATAATGGTACATTAAATGTATCTGGTAATATAACAAGTGGTGGTAGTATAACAGATAGTGATGGAGATGGCGGTGCTTAAAGGGGTTTACAAATATTTTCTTTTATGTACTAATGCCATGGGGGTTTACAAATGGCCGAATATATGGTATAATATGTATACCTTTATAGTGTATATCCATACACCTTTATTAAAGATTCAGAGGGGGGCCCACTTTAAGTTTTTTGAGAAAATGTCCTCCCCCCTTCCCCCCAGGGCTAGTATTCCGGTACGAGATGTTCAAAGTACTCCTTTATCCGTATAAATAGTACTATGGCTAGCAGTTTAATACAATCAGACTTCAGGATCTCTTCTGGTCTTCAAGAGCAAGCAAAGGTTGTCTCAAAGAAGAAAGCATGGCGTGACTTAGATCTTGGTCTCACTGTACATCCTATACGTAAAGACATTATACCTTTAAAGGATGATGCAGCTATAAAGAATGCAGTACGTAACCTTCTTGTAACCAATGCATATGAGAGGCCTTTTCAACCCTCACTTGGTGCTAACCTGAAGGGATTCTTATTTGAACCAGGTGATGCTATTACACGTATTAATATAAAGAACCGTGTATCCCAAACCTTGAAGAGACATGAGCCACGTATAGCAGTAACAAATGTTGATGTGATTGATAGATCTGAAGACAATGCTTATCAGATTAATGTTTCTTATACTATAAAAGAATATGATACACAAGAGAACGTACAGATAATACTACGAAGGTTAAAGTAATATGGCAACAAATTTAAATGTAACAGAACTTGATTTTGATGATATCAAACAAAATCTCAAGAACTATCTCAAGCAACAATCACAGTTTAATGACTACGATTTCGACGGCTCTGGCCTATCAGTCTTACTTGACGTCCTTGCCTACAATACTCATTACAATGCTCTCAATGCACACTATAGCTTAAATGAAGCATTCTTAGACTCTGCACAGATCAGAGGTAATGTAGTGACAAGAGCAAAGCTATTAGGATATGTTCCGCGCTCGGTCCTCAGTCCAAGAGCCCGTGTGAATATCGTTGTAAATGTTTCAGCTGTCGGTGGCGTGAAACCCACAGTTCTTTCTCTGCCGCGTGGAACAAAACTCAATACACTTCTCGATGGCGGTGAGTTCCAGTATGTCGTATTAGAAACACAGCAGGCAACACTTGTTGGTAACACCTATACATTTTCCAATGTGACAATTGTAGAAGGTAATATCCGTACACTCAAATATCGTGTAGACAATGATATCGAAAACCAAAAATTTCAGCTTTCCGACCTCAATGCAGATACGTCGTCGCTTCGTGTCCGTGTACAAGAAAATGAAGAGAGCACAAGCTTTGACATCTATACAAAATTCGAATCTCTGAAGAATGTCAATGCTAGCAGTAAGGTCTACTATCTCCAGGAGAACAGCTCAGGATACTATGAGGTGTTCTTCGGTGATGGTGTCACAGGCTTTAAACCCTCAAACAACAATATCGTGACATTAGACTATGTCATTACTTCTGGTAAGGAATCAAACGGTGCAAGTGGATTTACAGTTTCAGATAGTATTGGTGGATTTGGTAATGATCTTGCTACTGCAACAACAGTTACAAATTCAGCTGGTGGTTCAGATCAGGAAACAACAGAAAGTATTCGATTCAATGCACCATTAACATTTACAACACAAAACCGTGCGGTCACCTCAGAAGACTATGCCGCGATTATTAAGAAAGAGTTTTCAAATATAGATTCCATATCAACATGGGGTGGTGAAGATAACGATCCACCAGACTATGGAAGAGTGTATATTGCTATTAAGCCGCTTCTTTCTGAAACACTTACAACAGCAGAAAAGACAGATATCACTGGTGCGATATTAAAAGGAAAGAATGTGGTTTCAATTACACCACAGATCGTTGATCCAAACTTTACATATTTAGAAATTGATGCTGCATTTAAATACAATCCAAACCTTACAGATAGATCTTCTGTTGAATTACAAACTGTTGTCAGAGATACAATTTCAGACTACAACTTTAATAACCTGAACAAGTTTGATGGTGTGTTTAGGCATTCACAATTAACAAGAGCAATCGATAACTCTGATCCAGCTATATTGAATACAATCGTCAGACCACGTATGTTCCAATATGTGACACCAACACTTGATTCAAACGGTAATGTAGATCTGCAGAATCACACAAAAACTTTTGTAGCTCCTTTCTATCAGTCAGGAGAATCAACTCGATTCATCTTAACATCAACAGCATTTGGTCTAGCAGCAGATCCTAACACAGAACATTTCTTTGGTGATCAACCAATTGCAGGATCAACGAATCGTAGAGTGTTTGTCTATAAGGTTGTAAACAGTCAGAACGTTACAGTAATTAATGATACAGGTTTAATTGAACCGACTCTAGGTAAGATTACACTGAACAACTTTAGACCAAACAATACCAATCCAATTCGAATTACATTGTTACCAAACAGCTTAGACTTGGCTCCGAAGCGTGATCAGTTAATTGCAATTAATAATAGCTTTGTAAATATAACCCCAGAGATTGATACAATTGCAGTGGCAGGTTCATCTGGTTCAATATCATACTCAACTACATCGAGATTTAAAGCATAATGGCTCATAAGACTTCTCTCACTCCAGGAATTGTTGAATTAGAAAATTCCACCCTGCATGAGACAAAAGAAGATATTCGTCTTGACCAGCTGATACCAGCTGACATACTACATGATAGAGATCAGCTCAGACAATTCCTAGAAGCATACTATGCTTTTATGAATATGGATGAATTCATATATCAGGAAACAGAAACATTTAATGATGTGGTATTAGATAATATTGCAAGATTTCGTATACCAGATCCAGATAATGAAAACAATAGATTCTTTACAGATGAAACAGGAGCTGATTCAACACTTGTAGTTACATCACCAACTGGTGTAAATACAACAATTCCTTTAGATGATATTAACGTAGCTATTACAAATGGTAATGAACTACCAGGATCTCTTGTAGAATCTACATCTGAAATTGGAAAGACCTTTGCAGTAAACGGACTCAATCTATATAATGGCTACACAGCTACACTGACAACAATAGTGAAATACTGGGTAGGTCCAGGTCCATCATGGGTCATGAACAATATTGAAAAGGCAATGGACATCGATAAGAATGAGACTAATTATTTAGAACTCATGCAGAAAGAAATTGCGGCAGCTATTCCAAGAGATGTTACAGTTAATAAAAGAAACTTATATAAGCGTATAATTGATTTCTATAAGTTAAGAGGATCAGCAGATAGTATTGAAATCTTTTTTAGATTGCTTTTCAATGAACCAGTAGAGGTAGAGTTTCCATATAATGAAACATTGATTCCATCTTCAGGGGATTGGGATCAACCAGCAGATGTATCAGCTACAGTCAATGGTGCAGTTACAAATAGTACAACAGTGGTTATTGATACAGCTGATGAGAACATTAGGCTTTCATCTAAATTAGTTGTTGATGGGCTTTATACAAAAGTAGATGATATCCGTGTTTCGGGTATTAGTGGTACAACAATTACACTTTCGGATCCAGTTACATTATCAGACAATCAAACCATCACATTTGTTCCACGTGGAACATATTTAGATAACAAAGGATTCCTATCATACAATATTAAGTTACAAGATAGTTTAAGATATCAAAAATTTAGTTATATCATTAAGACTGGTAAGAACTTATCTGATTGGGAAAACGTATATGATAAATTAGTACATCCTTCAGGATTTGTTTATTTTGCAGAGATTCTTATTTTCTTAGAATTAGTTGATGCGACATTAACTGCAGCTCTCAACCTAGCTTCAATGCCACAGACACAACCTGGTGTTATAGGACCTGAAGATATTCCACTATTGGTGGAAATGTTTGCTTCTACATTCTTACCAGGAGTCGAAGCTAAAATTCATAAATCAGGAACACTATCCCTTTCATTAAAGAATGGAGTAATTAGTTCAATTACAATAACAGATGGAGGAAGTGGATATACAGCACCTCCTGTAGTCACATCATCAGATTCAGGAACGCCATCAGGTTTTACAACAGCTGCATTAGTTGCTAATCTTGGAGCAGGAGAGGTAACAAGCATTTCAATTACAGATGGTGGAGAGGACTATAATATTCCTACACTTACAATTGCTCCACCAACAAGAATTGTATTTGATGGATCTGATTTTGGATTTGGTCAAACAGTTGATAACGTTTCAGATACCATTGAACTCCAAACAGCTGAGGTTTCTGCTTTGCCAATTGGCTCTGTAGTTACATATGATTCAGGACTTAATTCAGCAATTGGTGGTCTTGTCACTGGACGACAATATAGAATTTTAGCAACACCAACGTCAACATCAATTCAATTAGAAGATCATATTGATGACCCAGGTATTGCAATACAATTTGGTTTTGCTGGTGGTGGAACAGATCATGGCTTTACTGGTGAAACCGCAACTGCAACTGCCAGTAAGACTGATGGTGAATTAAAATCAGTATCAATTGTAGAACCAGGATTTGGATATGCAAGTGCTCCATCAATTACATTTAATGGTACAGAACAATCTTCCGGAAGTGGAGTGAATCCTTCAGTTACAATAGGTATAGATTCTGATGGTAGACTAGACGTAGATAATATAACAATTAATAGTACTGGTGGAGGTTGGACAGCTCTGTTTGGAACTCCTGCAGCGAATCCAAATGCTGGATCAATCGCAACATTAAATATATTTGGTAAAGCAGATAAGAATTATATTAGTGCACCAAACGTGGTATTCCCACAACCTGAATCAAAAGATATAAACGGTAATCCATTAAGTTCAAATGTAACAGCAACTGCTGTACTTACATTAGATTCTGATGGAGAGATTACAGGATTTACAATCACAAATGCAGGTAGTGGATATATTAATGATCCAATTGTAAAACTTGGAAGTGCAGTACAAAATGAAACAAGAGTAGCAGACCAACAAGAGATTCTGATACTTAGCTTAAACCACGAGATGTATGATCCTTACAATGGATTTAATTATGCTAACTTTCAAACAATAGCAAATAATGATTCATTCCAAAGGAAGGGAACAAATAACTTCTTCTCTTCACCAAGGATATATAATACTAATCAAACAATTGAGTTTTTAGGTAGTAATCAAATTCAAACTATCGATTCAACTCTTATAAATAAATATAACACGAGAACTTTCGTACACATTGAATAAAAAAGGGAACAATTATGGCAGCAATAGTAACATCAAATTTTAGAGTTCTAAATGCAAATAACTTTAAGGAAGATGTAGCAAATAACGTAGTGTATGTGTCTATTGGTAAATCAGACGTTTGGTCATTAACGACATCTGATACAACAGATACAACACCTTTTACACCTTATGATCATTTAGATGCTTTAGGCGAAGCAAGAGCTAACCTAATGGGTTTAAAGAAAATTGCATCAAGTGATCTTTCACACGTTATTCCAAGATATACTTGGACATCAGGTAACAGTTATGTAGCATGGGATTCAGACGACGCATCAATTTTCGATAAGGCATTTTATGTTGTCACATCAGAG